GAACGTACTGCGCGGCGGTGGCCGTCGCGGTCTCCCCGACCGGACTGGCCGTGGTCCTCGACGAATGGACGAATTATCGCTACGTCGCCGGTCTCCCGGAACTGACCGAGGACGGATCGATCCGCACGTGGACCGCCGGACTGGCCCAGATGGCCGCCCGGTGGGGGACGCGCCCCGTGGCCTGGGTCGACCAGAACTCCCAGTTCAAACAGGAGTGCCGCCGCGCCGGGGTCTCCCTCGTGGGGAATCGCCACGGCCGGGAGGCGCGCACCGAAGCCGCGCGGGCGTATTTCCAGCATGACCAGATTCTGCTCGCGCCGTGGGTGGATCTGTTGCCGTATGAGGTAGAATCAGCCCAGTGGCCGGATCACGCCACCAGCGCCGGGCGCTTTGCGCGCCTGAAAGTCAATGACCACCTGCTCGATTGTCTCGAACACGTCCTCTCGCGGCATCCCCGTGGGGTGCAGCCCCGCCCGCCGCCCTCCCTCCCGGACCTGGGGTCCGTGCAGTGGTATGGGTCGCCGCTCAGAAAACGCGCGCGGCCGCCCGCGGGGGATGTGCATCTTGGAGGATCCTGATGGACGACGACGCACGCCTCACGGCACTCGAACAGCGAGTGCGCTTCATCATGCAGACGATTGCCCTGACCGCCACGCAGCACGGGCAGACCTCCTCCCGGAGCCTGGCGACGCTTTTTGAGGAGACGCGCAGCCATGCTCACCTGGGTCCGCAAACATTGGCGCAAGTGGCAGCCCGATCCTTCGCTCCCACGGACGGTGGCACAGCTCCAGGCCCAGATGGCTTCTCTGGAAGCGCGCCTGCCCCCGATGACGACACCTAACGGCCACGAGCCGTCGCCCCCACGCGCGACCCCCGTGGCCGATCACCCGGATGCCCATCTCGGGCTCCATTGAGAAGGAGATCGCGTTCATGGCCACCATCCTGATTAAACTGCCGGACAGACCGGAGTCGGCCCTCCAGGCCCAGGCGATCGAGACCGAAGTGATGAAGGCGATTCCCGAGGCACAGGTTCAGGTAATCGGCTACCAGGCAGAGGGCGCGGCACAAGGGCCTCCGGGATTGCCACAAGGCCCCGAACAGGTCCAGCTCCCCGGGGGACCGACCGGGCAGCTTCCCCAGAGCGGCGGTGCCCTCGGCGGTGCGGGCCTGCCACTCCCTGGTCTGACAGGCGCGCCGTCACCAGGGATGCCGACACCAGGGCTGGCGGGAGGCCCGATGGGACCAGGCGGCCTCCTCGGAGCGGGAGGATCGCCTAGACCGAGGGGACCCGTCGGTCTGTCCGCCGCCGCACCCCAGACCGCGCGCCGACGTCAGGGCGGGCAAGGTCTTCCCGGGATGCCGGTGCGTCGACCCGGAGCGGCCTAATGCCAGATGCGGCCGAGACCCTGACGACGATTACGACCGATTACAATCGCCTCCGGGCACAGAAAGCGCGCGATGTGGGCTCGGTCGAACTCCGCATTCTGACGAATCTGGCCTTTGTCTCCGGCGAACACTGGATCGGGTCGCAAAACCGGATGCTGTTTACCCGGAAGCGTGACCCGAACAAGCTCTATCTCGTCTTCAACCTCGCCGCCCAGATGCTCTACAAGATGATGGGCCGGCTCAGCAGCGTCGCCCCGGTGTTTCGCGCGCGGCCGGATAAACAAGACCCCGCGTCGCTCGGAAAAACCGAAATTGTGAACAAGTTGATCCGGGCGCTGGATGAAAAGCTCGATCAGCCCTCCCGGACGTGGGAACTGCTCTGGTGGATGGCCATTGGCGGGGTCGCGTTTGAATATTGTCCCTGGGTCAAAGATGCCACGATGGAACCGCTCCCGCAGTTCGACCCGGCCACCAACGAACTCCTGTGGACCCAGGTCCAGACCGGGGAGGTGGTCCCCGAATCGGTCCGACAGCAGGCGATGCTCCAGGGCGCTCCAGCCGAGACGTTTACCGTGGTCGAGGAGATGGTCCTCACCGGGGACGTGGGCAGTGAAATCCTGAGCCCGCTCCAGGTCTTTGTCGATGCCTCCGTGCGATCCCTGGACGATCTGAGCCCCGATCAGGCGGTCTATGTCGCGAAAATCCGCACGCTCGGGTGGATTCAAGCCAATTACGACCTGAGCAAGACGGCCGTGGAGTCGATCACGAACGCGACCGAGGTGCGGATTCTCAGCACCAATTTGGCGCAGTACGGCGCCCCGACCGGCTCCGTGCATCTCCAGGATCTCATTCCGCGGATTCAAGGCTCCCGGGCGCCCGAAGACCCTGATCTCGCCGTGGTCGTCGATCGGTATCAGCCGATTTCTGCGAAACACCCGCGTGGGCAGTACACCGCCTTCGTGCCGGGGGTGCAGATTCTCCACGAGGGGGACAATCCCTACGAGGCGATCCCGCTGGTGGACTTTCACTGGACCCCGACGACCACGAGCTTCTGGAACGACGATTACATCTCTGATTTGATTGCCCCGCAGCGGTTTCTCAATAAACGGATTTCGCAACTCGGGGAACAGGCCAATGCCTCGATTTACGGGGATGAATTGCTCGGCCCGACGGTCAAACGGGAGGATATCCCCGCGGATTACCCCGCGCCCATCGAAGGCGGGTTGAACGAGGCCGGGGTGAAGATGGTGCAGCGGCGCGATCCGCCCCAATTACCCGCCTGGTTCATGCAATCGGTCGATCTCGTCCTCAAATTGATGCGCGAGATTGCCGGCGGCGTCGATCTGTTCCAGGAACAGAAGTTTCCAGGCCAACTCAGGGGGCCGATGGCCGTCCCGATGCTCCAGGAGATGATTGACACCCAATGGGGGCATCTCTATCAGCATATCGGCCAGCGGATGGCCAAAGTAAAGGATATGCGGATCAATCGGGTCAAGGAATACTATCCGCCCTTCCGCACGCTCCATTACACCGACCAGAGTATGCGGGATGAGGTGTTTATGTTTCAAACCTCCGATATCTTGCGTGCGGGGACCGATTATTCGGTCACGGTCGAGCGAGGCAGCCTGATTCCCGAATTTCACGCCCTCCGGGAAGCCCGGATCCGCGAACACCTCCAATCGCCCCTCGCGGTCCTCTATATCGACGAGCGCACGGGTCGGATCGACAAGGAAAAGATTGCGTCTGACCTCCAGATGGGCGATGTCGGGCGCGAAGCGCGCGAATCACAGTATCGGAAGCTTGCCCTCTCCCTGGTGGAACGCTTGTGGCAAGGGGAGGCGCTGCCGCCCCACGTCCCGATGCCCTTCTGGAATTTGCGCGTGATCATGGACGAACTCGAAGCGTCGATGGCCACGACGGAATGGTTGGGCGCGAGCCCCGCGATTCAGCAGGGGTTTGTCGCCTTCTGGAACAAATGCCGGACACTGCTCGTCGAAGCCTCCCAACGACGGCAGGATGGGATGCAGCAAGAGCAGATCCAGGGCGCCGTCGCCCAAGCCGCCCAGCAGGCCGCCGCGAAGGCCGCCGCCGAGGCGATTGACGCCGCCACCGATCAACTCTCCGCCAGTGCGGCCATTGCCCCGCAGGCGCCCGAGGCCCTGGCCCAGGCGATGCTGGCCACGCAACGCGGGCCGACAACACCCCAGTAGATGACTTGACACACGACCAGCGCGTCCTTGATACTACGAGGACTGACCAGATGTCCGTGACCACGAACACGGACCACGAATAACGTCGGGGAGATTCGTTGGCGAACGAATACCTTCCGAGACGCTCGTGGGCCACTCGATAGAGGAGGATAGATGGCAGACGACTATCTCGATACCCCTGCGGTCCCCGAGGCCCCCGCGGCCGAGGAGACTGAGCAACAGACCCCCGGAGGTGGGGCGGACGACTCGGGCGCGTGGCCTGTCGAGGCCCAAGCCGCATATACCAAGAAAACACAGGCGCTCGCCGATGAGCGGAAAGCGTGGGAAACGCAACGGTCGGAACAAACCCAGCAGTTGCAGTCCTACGCCCAGCAGCTTCAGCAGCAGCAGTATGCCCGTCAGGCCGCGACACAGGTCGCGCAGCAGCAGACCCAGGGGCAACAGCAGCAGCAGTCGATGCTGGACCAGCTCCGCTCGATGCCGTATCTCGATGGGGCCACCGCCGCCCAGCTCATGGAGCGGTTGGTGACCGAGGGGATTACGCCCCTCCAGTCCGCCATCAAACAGCGGGATCAGGCGATGTCGCAAATTGTCCAGGACTACAAGTCCCTCCGGGAGCGCGTCCATACGGCGCACGACCGGCAGGCGGGACAGGACCTGGATCAGCGGTTTGTGCAATTACGGACCGACGCAGGCTTGCCGGACGAGGAGGTCGTGAATGACCTTCTCAGAGACGTCTACTACTCGTATGAAGGAGCCGATTGGGACGAGAAGTTTCCCGCGACCGCCCGCGAGCGGATCGAGGGGCTCAAGAAAGTCTTTCGGTCGATGGATCGGCAGGCCGTCGTGCAGGCCAAAGCCTCGCCATTTCCCTCAACCGGCGGCGAATCGTCTCTGACGAGTGGGAAAACGGACGGGTACAAAACGCCGGAGGAACGAACCGACGAATTGTGGCCGATGCTCAATCCGGGCCAGACCGAGTAACACCCACCGCTGTAAGGGGCCGAAAGGATTTACCTGATGGCGAGTACCACCGATGTCATTGAAGCCCTGAAATATACCTACGGCGTCGATCAAGTCCTCTACCTGGTCAACCAAGAGGTTGTCTGCTGGAATATGTTCCAGAAGATGAAGAAACCGATGGGGGGCCGCGGGCAGTTCCTGATGCCCATCATGGTGAAAAACCCCGGCGCGTGGAGTGGGTTGGCGGAAGGCGGGGCGCTCCCGTCGAACATCGACCCCGACACGACCGAGGCGTCGTTCAGTCTCCAGGAATTTGCGGGGCTGTACAACATGTCGTGGAAGCTCATCCAGGACGCCCGGAACTCGAAGTTTGCGTTCCAGACGGCCCTGAAAATGATGGAG